AACTGAAAGCATAGAGTGCACGAGAAAAAAGATAGGCTTGAATATTGACTACGAAGCAGGAGAAAAACGAAACTTGTACTTTGCAGTTAAACCCACAGATAAAGAGAAAGGGACCTTGAAGATAACGCTCACATGTGACTCAATTTTTAGAATCCATACCGAGGCATCCTATCAAATGACCCAATATTTCTGAGTTAGACTCCTTTAAAGCCCTTCGCTTATTTTTTTCAATTGAGCCTATAAATCTCACCGGCGCCGGTGAAATCCTTCCGGTGAAGCTATTGGCATAAAGACGAAAATTGTCTTCTCCCGAAGCCGCCAGGTTCTTCCTTCGAAGAAATCAACGTCATAAAAATTGAAGCCCTCGTCTATGTACCTGAATATGCAGATTTGATCCTGCTGCGGCTTGAACCCCGGATAACCGAACCATCGCTCTTCAGGAAGGTATTCGTTTTCGATGTCATCGAACAAAGAAGGAGTTTGGTTGTTGCGGTCTTCCCAATATCTTTCATCCGGCGTCTGAGGATATTCGCTAAATTTGACCGGCAGGAAGCGGAAGAAATGGGTTGTATATGAAGATCTTGGGATCGGCTCCAGCACTGAGTAATACGTGATATCTACCAGATCTTCAAATTTCGGGGACCGCTTGATGGACATAACAATGCGATGTTCGGGAATTGAGCCTCCTGGGTAATTCTTCCAGCGGTCAACATAACTGATATCTGTCATTTTTAAAGGCCTGCAAAAAGAGGTTCGTTCCGGATGTCCATTAAAGCCTCCATAGCTTTCCTTTCTCGCTCTGCTTTCTCAGCCGCTCTCTTTTGGCACCTAAGCCTGAATTCTTCGGAAGAAAAATTCTTCTCGTTTGCACGGAATTGCTTGATGTCTTCGCATAACTTTTTGTCTTCTTCAGACAGCTCCGTCGGAACACCTAGGCTGAGTAAATACCGAACTGCTTCTCCTGGTGTCATCAGGCCAGAGAATTCATCCATTCTCTTGTTGAGTTCAGCTTCATCAACCTGAGACTTCCCAGCAAAATAATCAGCCCGCTTCTCGAGTTCTTTCTTCTCAAATTCATCAGAAAACAGTGGAGCAGTCTTTTCAATTCGCGTGTGCATCCTCTTTTTTCTCATGGCCGCTCGTTTCTCCTCGTCCATCCTTCGTTTTGGTTTTGGATGTTCGAAGTAGATGCCTATGGCCCACGCGCTAAGGCCCCAGTTGGAAGCAATAATCCAAGGAAGTGTTAACTCTTCCTCAAAAGGACTGCTGCATAAAATCTTCGGAAGGCCCGCAGGTCGCGGTTTATATGGATTCCTCCAGGTTATCGTGTACCTCAGATCAGAAACACTTTGATCTCTCATGTTGCTATCCAATAAAAAGGCCCATCAAATGGGCTTTTTTGCTTCAAGTTGGTTGTAGGCATCTTGCATATATTCAAGCGAAGCGCCGTATTCTTCTCGCCAATAGGTGTCATCTTTGTTTTCCCTGATACGCTCTTCTAAATCAAGGATTAAATCTTCAACAAAATCCAGAATGTAGAAGTGGACTTCATCTGGAACGTAAACGAAAGACTCCTCTTTTGTTTCGTTTTCGTGGTAGTCAATACATTTACCCATCCAATTCTCAAGAAAACGCAATACTCCCTGACCAACAAGAAAAAATTGAGGCTCTGTGATATTTGGACTGTCGATATAGTCAGAGAACGCAGCCTTTAGGTTGTTCAAATCCTGCTTTTTGTATAGGAAATCACTCACGTTCTTTCTCCTCCGTAAAGCCTAACGTCTCTCGAAGTCTCTTCCATTCGCTTTCAGGGAAGTCTTTGAACTCCTTGTACTTACTGGAACTCAATGAAACTATTAAGACGTTTTCGTCGTGGTCCCAAAAGATGCACGCAATCTGATCTGTGTTGAAAATGCAGTCTCGTATCAATAGACGGTTCATTTGTCTTCATCCTTTGACTTTTGAATTAAGAAGGCCAAGCGATCAATCATCGGAGTTGGGTCGATCAGTTTTACCTTGGATAATTTCTCTGCGGTGTCTGGCCTGACACTCCACAGCATTTGAATTAGGAGTATTAGTTTGTTGAGGCGCCTCATTGCATCCAAGAGCAATTCGGCTTCTTCGATTGTGAGTTGGATCTTCTTCATGTTTTCTCATCTCTTTAGACACAGCCGCCACAGCAGCCGTGAGGTACATTCTCGTTAATCATTTTGAGGAGCTCGGTTTTGTGCTCCAATAGCTCTGGATTCTTTTTTAATAGAGGTCCCGAGACATCCGTCCATGGACCCTCTTCAACATGCTCACTCCAGTGATCATCAAACCAAACATCACCGCCAGAGATCATGTCTACATAGCCTGCATATTGTTTGCCGTCTGCCTTAAATGTCAGCTTCCCCGCACACAGGTTTGGAAAGCAGCCGCTGTAATCGATGAATTCGAACTGCATATTGGCCTCAAAAGAGAAGCCCCGCTTTCGCAGGGCTTATGGTTACTTATTTATTGTCTCCACCGGAGCGTCCTGAGATGTTCCAACGACCTCGGCATCTTCAATGTCCTTGAAGTCATCGACGCTGACGGCATTGATGTCAATGACATCTTCAGGCTTAACTTCCTCTCCGGCTTCTCGTTTGGCGTCTACATTCGTAATCTGCAGGGCCTCAATCGAAACAGGCAAATATTTAAAGAGGCGTCTGATCACGGTCTTTTTGGCCATCTCTTCAAAGTAGTTGTTCCAGATGTTTTTGGACTTCGCTTTTGCTTTGACGGCTTCAACTTCAGCTCGGCTCATTACTTCGAACTGATAGCCGCCACCGCGCAGAGTTGCGACTGCGTAGACGAAAGTGATGGGCTTTTTAACGCGGTCAGCTTCACAGCTCGGTACGTGATGAATGTCCGGATGTAAACCAAGCTGATAATTAAATTCGTCTCCTTCGCGAACGGCATAAGCATTCAGAGAAAGAACTTGGCCGGAGCGGCGGGCCAAATCAATCATGCCGCGGTAGCCAAGAATTAACTGGCACTGGTTACCATAGGGAACGAGATAGGCTTGGCCCAGAGCTGAGCCGGGCTCAAGTCCCAACTGAGCAGACTGCATGACCGCTCCCAAGAAGGAAGCCGGAGTCGTGTTGAGAAGGGCCGGAGTTTTCCGGACTTCGGTCGCGGCGATTCTAGCCATGCGATCAGCGCTCAAGTGTTTCGGAACCGCTAGCGCTAATTGTTTCTTGAACTGGTCGGAAAGAACTTGCTGCACGATAACAGGGGCTTTCGTTTTCGGTTTTGCTACTGGTGCAGAGGCGGCGCCGACTGCTGCGGCGAGTTGGTCAGTTGTAGACATAATTATTCCTTTTTTTTGCGAGTGAGTTTTGGATTAAGCGCAAACGCGCATTACACGAGTTGAGGATTCCTTGAGGTAGTCGTAGTAGTCATCAAGATGGTCTTCCCGGAAGGAATCCGAATCGAAACGTTTGGATGTTTGTGTTTTGTAGGTGAGAACTTTCTTGCCATCAAGCGTGAGAATCTCGTTGTCCTTCATGCTTATTGCAATCTTGGTTTTGAGCGCGTCTTGCTGCTTCTTGAGTTCCTTAATTTCACCAGCAATACGTGCATACTCACCATAATCAATAGCAAGCTCACCCTGAGCCTCCACAGCTTTTCCGTTACTTTTTCCATATAGCTGAAGTACGTCATCAATGTTGATTGGATCGGGCGGGATTTTCTTCAGAACGTTTTCGTTCCAGAATCGGGAACACTTTTCTTTGATCACTTGGAACACATCCGGACGAGCATCTACCCAGTACATCCGGAAGTCCGACCCTCCAATCAGAACCGCGAGATACATTCCTTTGAGCTTCAGAATGCCGCAATACCACTGAATTTGAGTTTCGTAGTAAAGCGGGATCACATGCTCTGTTCTGAGGTTGTTCTGTTTGATCTCGAGCTCTTGACTTGGACCCCAAAGGTCAGCGGTAAAAGCGTTCGCTGTTTTTGCCTCAAACGCTACGTCCGTGTTGATGATTCGCTCAACCCCAGTGATGTCGGCATAGCGCTCGATTTCTTCTACCTTCAGCAGCGGCCGAACTTTCCCGGCAATCTCGGGATTGATAATTGCTCGGTCGATGTTTGCGATTGCCCAAGGAGTTTCCGGATCAGCGAACTGGTGACTGACTTTCTGCACTTTCTTCCCGGTACGCAACTGAAATTCTTTGGCCACTGTATCCTCGAGAACTGTTCCCCAGTAAGCAGGCTCGGACATTCCCTTGTCCTCAGAGAGACCGAGTTTGTCGTTCCATACATCCAGGGGCGTCTTCCAAGGATTCAGACCGAGGACGGCAGCCACGTCGGAGCCGCCGATACCTGTACGGCGCCCCTTTAACCAAGCGGCTCTTTGTTCGTTAGTCATTTTTTCGGATTCCTATCAATAAAAAAATCTGTAAATAGTGCTGAAAAAGGGGTCTGCGGGAAGATTGGTGTTTTATCGTTTCGCAGGGCTAATTCTTCTTCGCGTCTTTTGCGATACCATTCTTTGCTCTGCGCAACCCTCTTTTCTTTGTTTTTTGCGTAGTACTCGCGCTTCAGTTCTCGGTTGCGCTGTTTTTTACGCTCTGCGTCAGTAATTACTGCCATTCGTTTTCCTTCAAAAATTCGTCGAACAAAGGCTCAATTTCAGGATGTCGTTCATCCTCGCCCGCTTCCGCCAGTTCGTTGATGTGTTTATCGCAATAGCGCAGGATGTACTCTTCAAAGAACTTTTCGAGCAGACGCTCATACTCTGCTTCGCGTTTTTCTTCTTGCCAGCTCATTTGCCAGAGATCTCCTGGCCCGGGGCATGTGCGAGGTGTTACATGCATATTCCGAAACTCCGTTGAATGTCGTCTGCTGCTAATGCAACATAGGCGATAGTGAGAATGAGAGCCATGGCAACAAGGAGCAGGCAGTAGTTATCTCTGTCTGCATTTTTCGCAGTCAAAAGTTTTTTCAGCATGATTGCCTCCGATAGGCAAAAGGCTCCCCACCCGAGCTCCAAGGAGTTCAGTTTGTTTACCGCTCAGGCGGGGATTTAAGAAGAGAAGTTAAGAGTTACGAGAAACAAGTTGTCTCATTCGGCTGATGAACCACATCGGTTCATGCCAAACATCGTAGAAGCGGGAAGCGTCAGGGCGCCCCTGCCTGTAAGCTTCTTTTGAAGCCCACTGAATTTGCGGCTTGAACAAGTCATCGAAGTAGTAGATCAAAGACTTGATCGCCTCCAGCTCATTGTCAGTGATGTAATGCTTGCTGACGGGGACGGCAGGAATGGCCGGAAGCGGGGCCGGATTAGAGGCGCTGATCGTGAGGCTTGGAAACTGGACGACGTATTTAGCGTGCACCTGTTTTACTTCTGCCGCCGGAGTTTCCTCTTTCACATCCGGCACATTGAAGTCTGAAACCTTCAGGCCGTCAACGAACGTCAGCGCAGTC